TGTCTCTGGAAAACTATGAAAGAGCTCTTGACCTTCGACAATCTCCATGGGTTTGAGCAACTTACACGATGGGCTCAAGAGTGAATGATCCTCTGTAACATACACAAGCCCCGTGTGGGTCAGAACGCGCCAGATCTTCTTTTGGCACTTGTGCCTGATGACGCGCTTGATCGGTTGCCATCCGAGGTGCGTCCAAGCCTCCTGGCCTTCGATATCACACTGCTCTTTGTTGGTTCCATCCTTGAGGAAGCCTGGATAATCGCACCACGCATCACCGAGGTGCTCGATAGTCTTGATGGAAATTTCACCATTGCGTCGCACCAAAACCGGCGTGCCAGGCATAACTGAATCTCCATACCGGACCTTCGCGCCCGGGAAGTTGGCCTCCACGTAGTTCTTGGTCTCTTCAATCATTTGTCGTCCTCGCATAGTAACAGTTGATGCGATGGCGACGCACGGAAGCATGCCCTTAGAAGCCCCAGTAAACCCATAAATACTGTTCATACTAATTTTGTAAGCCAATTGTTGACCGTTGTAAACCGCCTCCATTGGAGTCCCTTCCGTCTGGGCCATCAGCTTCTTGGCCTTTTTGCGAAACGCCTTGAGGTCGGTGAGGATAGTCGGGAGCAAACTCTCAAAATTTTGCGCAAATCTGTGAGGGCCGTACTGTTCGTATTCCACACCAGGCAAATTGTCGTACTTGGCGTTCATGACCAGCGTGGAATAGCACAAGTTGTGCGCGCACATGATACTGGGGTACAGAGAGGCGAAATCAAGAGCAGTGATTGGCCCGTAGTACGCCCCCGTCTGCGCCTCTAGAACCGTCGCACCCTGATACTGATCATCACTCGGTGCATCCAATCTCCTAAATGTCGGGATGATGAAATTGAGCTCACGGGCCTTCTTCGCCATCTGACTAAACACCTTGATTTGCTGGCCCCGCTCGCTCAAGAAGGCTAGTGGAACCCAGCACGCCTTGGCCATCTCCACGAGGTTCTGAATTTGGCACAGCTTCTCCATGAGTTTGTGCGGCAGGACGGTATCCTGAATACAGTAATCGGCCACCTCACCGAGCCGTACGGGATCCCCTTCTTTGTACCGGCTGAAAATCTCCTTGACCGGCATGTCGTTCTTTTGATCGCTCAGAAAGTGCTTGGAAACGTTGTTGAGGCTGTAACTCTCCAGCTTGTGCTCGCGCTTCACGTCCTGGAAAAGATCAAAGACGTACCGGCCCTTCATGGGCACCATCTTGAGTTCGTTGTTCCCAAGTGCGCTCGAGCTCAGGTTCTTCTCCACGAGTTCGGCCACCTCACCACGAATGCGTCCCCACACGGGCCTCAGACCGCAGTGAATCGTCGCGCGGATGATGAGGAATTCCAAATCAAAACCAAAGATGTTCCACCCCGTGATAATGTCCGGATCGTTCTTGATGAGATACCGTTCAAAAGCTTTGAGGAGGTCCTTTTCAGTCTCAAAGCATTCCACGTCATCTCCAGCCGTTTCCTTGAGGCACAGACACTTGCGGTCCAGGAACCCCTCTTGGCCAAACGCCTTGGTCGTGATGCCAATCTGAAACACGACGTCGTGCGGGTTCTTTGGGTCCGGGAAGGCTCCGGTACTCGAGTAACACTCAATGTCGAACGACATGATCCGCAGAGGCGCGATGTCGTCACGAGCAAGTGGAGTGATGAATCGCCAATTAGGTGCCCACAGATTCACTTCACACGTGGATTCCGCGTCAGGTTCGCAGAGGCCCGGATCGATCCAGCCAGTTGACAAACACCCAGATACGTGCATGAATCGCAGAACAGGATCAATGTTCGACTCGTAAACCTTGCATCCAGAGAGCTCCGAGAACTTGTTGTTATCAATTGAGTAAGCACAGTTGCGTAGCGCACGGTGCGTCTTGAATTCCACCTTCAGAAACCGCGAGAGCTCTCCATTTTGGAACCCCCACAGATCCTTTCCACGGTGGACCTCGCACGACACGAGCCCGCGCCAAAAAGTGCTCTTGATGAAGCTCTTGAGGTCCTTGTCGGTTTTGATGAAAAAATATGGATTAAATTTCGTCCCGAGGGAGACTGACCTGCCATCCTCGGCACGACCGAAAATTCTGATCGTAAATTGGTCATCCTGGTCCTGACCGTCCCATGCGACGGCTTGGAATGGGATTCCCGACATGTCTAAAAAGTGTTTATATTTTCTAAGCGGCTACACCCCAGTTGAACCAAAACCAGCCGCACCCCGTTCGGTGAGTTGCGTGCACTCGCCTGGAATCTCCGCCACGTCAGCCACGGCAAAACGCTCTAGAATCAGCTGAGCGATGCGGTAACCCGGACGGATGACGAATGGCTGATTGACGTCCAGATTCTGCAGGACCACCTTGACCTCGCCAGTGTAATCCGGGTCAATGACGCCCGCCAGAGTGTCCAGACCGTGCTTTACGGCCAGTCCAGAGCGAGGTGCAATGCGTCCATAAGTTCCCTCTGGGAGACCGACCGTGATACCGGTCGATACGACCACACGTCGGCCAGGCAGTACGACGTAATTGTCAGTGCTGAAAAGGTCGTACCCAGCAGCGCCGGGGGTGGAGCGTACAGGCAGAATCGCGTGAGGAACAAGCTTGGTGACATTGAGTGCCATTGTAGTTTTACTAAGTTTGATGGCTTTATGTAGATTAACGACGCATTGTCATGCGCATCAAGGGGCCCATGGAACCGATATAATTGCGTCCGCCATACCAGTTGGCGCCAAGGGCACCAGACCGCTTCACACTTGGAGACGTGCGGCGCTTGGGCGTGGGAGTACGACGCTTGGGGGAAGGCGTGCGACGCTTGGGGGAAGGCTTGGGCTTGCGGACAAACAGGGAACGGAGGCGGCGCATCATTTAAAGTATTCCCACATTTTAATTTAAAATGGCATTCAAGTCACTAGTCCTTGACATTGATGGGGTTCTACTACTGGACAAGGCCCTGATGAATCACGTGAAGCACAACTGTGAAAGGTACGTGAAAGCCAAGCTTCCCGAGTGCAAGGACCCGGTTTTAGTGAACCGACTTTTGTACACGAACTGCGGTCACACCGCCCGGGGCCTCCAGAGCCTTTTTGGAGTTGACACGAGCGACTTCAATGATAAGGTTTATGACGTTCCTCTACGAACGCACCTCTGGGAAGTTCTTAGTAGCACCGAGTTCCAAAAAGAGGCGGCGAACATCCACGAATACACCAAGAATGGGTGGCGAGTCACGCTTTTCACAAATTCACCCATTGAGTGGGCTGGTCAAGTAGCCCATGCAATCAGTGATGAGGTGTACGTTGTGTGCCCTGGGTCTGACGTGGCAACTTCTCCGCTCAAGCCGGAGGCTGTAGCATATAGCAATTTCGCCAAGCATCATACCCATGTTTTCGTTGATGATTCTCTGCAAAATTTGAGTACAGCACGGTGGCTACCGAACTGGCACCCAGTTTATTTCAATGATGCCAAGTTTGCCGGTACGACCTACAAGCCACGATGGTGCCCGACGATCGGGTCCATCTGGGAACTAGATATTTTTCTGAATTCTATGAGCATTCAGGCGGAAAACCACGAGACGTATCTTTAGAAATCCGGTACAGTATGTATTCTAGGTCCAGGAACAAGAGTTCCACATTTTTTGTAATTATATTTTGATAACTAAATTTGGGATCAAGTTCTTTGCAGAGCCCTTCCAGGAGTGAATAAGTTCGCAAAATCACGAGCGTCGTGGAGTCCAGTTCGACCGGGACCTTCTTCGCCTTTTCCCTAATTTCTGGAGAATTTACAGTAAATGATCTGATGTCGAGCGTTTGGAGATAGTCAAAGTACTGCTTCACGAAAATCCTCGTCACCTCCTTGTCACGGACAGTCATGCCCATCTTGACCATGTTGTCCATGACGTCATCAACGTTCGACGTCTGGACGCCGTACACAAAGTCCCTGATAGCCTGCTTGTACTCGGGTGTGATGCGAATCACATTCCCGAAATCGTACAGAACAAGGGACTCGCCTGATCGCCCCAAATTTCCAGTGTGGAGATCACCGTGGATGACCCCTTCATAAAGGAGCTGCTCTAGGAACATATTAATCAACCTATCAGCCTTGAAGGGTTTGTTGATGGGTTTGGAAGGTGCATAGTCCATGACGATCACGTCTTGGGTACTGAGTCTCGAGTACGGACGTGGGATCTTTACATCGGTCCTGTCCCGGTACATGTCTCGGAAGAGGGCTATGTTCCGTATTTCATTTTTAAAATCAAGCTCGTTCATAAGACCCTGTTCAAATTCCTTGAGCCATGGATTCATAAATTCCATTCCAAAATTAGGGATCAGCGAGAGAAGACCAACACCAGACTTGATGAGGTCCAGGTCTTCTTTAATTTGCACGTCAATTCCGGGTCGCTTAAATTTAAGAACAATATCCTTCCCATTGAGTTTAGCCTGATGAACCTGGGCTATACTCGCAGACGCAATGGGTTTCGGATTCACCTCTGTGATTCCCTTGGGGATCTTGTCCCGTACTTGTTCAAAGTCAAATGGCGTGACATTGTCCCTGAGGGGTGCCAAATCGTTGGAGAATTCTTTTCCAAAAATGTCGGGGCGGTTGGAAATGAATTGACCAATCTTGATGTAGGTTGGACCGGCGCCATCAAGCGCACGACGGAGCCATTTCCCCCGTTCCTTTGGTGGTACGGCCCTGAACCCAAGGCCAATTTCCAAAGGTCGGAGCTGCCGGGGCGACCACATCCTTATCTAAAGTGTGTTAACAAATTTTATTTATAAATTTAATTACACAAATCAATCCTCGTGCCAAATAAGCGCAGACGTGCCGGTACATCTACTCCTCATCGTCATTCTCAGCCTTAACCTCATCTTCAGACGCCTCCTTCGTCAGGTCATCCCACATGTCGCTCGTCTTGCTGAAAAAATCCTTCACGAAAGCCTGCTCGTCCTTGGCCGTCTTCTTCAGAGCCTCGTGAATCTCACGAAAGGTGTCCATACGCTTGGACTCGGCCACGCGGCGGGCACGGGAAAGGCGCTTCGGGAGGCGGATAGGGCCCTCCTTGGAGGACTCGGCACGGATGGTCATGGGACGCAGAGCAGCAGTGATCATTTGGTAGATGAGCATATTTTATTTTTATATTATAGATGAGCACGTGCTTCAAGCGACGCAACGAATTTTTGTACGTCGTGTTGCCTTATTTCAACTTTTGTGGATTCAAGCGTCGTCGTCAACTCTTCGTTGAATTTATAAAAAAAATTGAAAAGATCCCTGGAATACGGATGGTCGTGGCTGAGAATATTGGACCCGCGCCACTTCCGACCCTCAATGTATACTTGCACCATAAAGTCAATTCCCCGAGCGTTCTGTGGCTCAAGGAAAATTTGGTCAATATAGCAGTCGGTCACCTCCCAAGTGATTGGAAATACGTCGCATGGATTGATGCTGATATAACATTTTTGAATGAAAATTGGGTCAAGGATACCATTCGTGAATTAAATATATACGATGTTGTTCAGTTGTTTAGGACGTGTGTTAATCTTGGCCCCCAAGGAGAGGCTATCAAAATTGATAAAAGTTTCGGTTACATGCACAGGGACAGCAACACACCTTATCTAAAAACGGATAAATATGGGTTCTGGCATCCTGGATACGGGTGGGCATGTAATAGAAAAGCGTGGAACCAAATGAACGGGCTTTTGGATTGGGCTATCCTCGGTTCCGGAGACAGACACATGGCAATGTCATTCATCGGTAAAGCACTCGACAGTGCTCCTGGAAATATTCATAAAAATTATAAGAATATGCTCGTTGAATTTCAAAAAAAATGTGAAAATTTGGAAGTGTCGTATATTGATGGCACTATATTACATCACTGGCACGGGAAATTCGAAGATCGCAAGTACAGAGAACGCTGGGAAATTTTAACAAAAAATAAATTCGATCCAATAGACGACATTGAAATGAGCGATGATGGTATTATTCATTTAACAATGAGTGGTGAACGTATACAGTCTGAACTCAATGGCTACTTTATCGGGAGACGCGAGGACGGCGTCTGAGATTCTGGTCAGGGTCGTAACGTGTAGCGTACCATGAAACAGGTGCTTTACGTTTCGTCACCAAGACGTATTTGTACACGCGTGCAATAGCCCATTGTTGCGCAGATGCTCCTGGACGGCTCCCGCCCGTCTTCCACGCCTTGAGCCCTCTATTATAAACGGTATTTAAAGTGCTAGGTGATATTCCAGTTCTTTTTGATATGGCCATCTTGTTGAATTTAAGACCTGGATAAACGAGGTGGAACTGTTGAGTCCACTTGGACCTCTTTGTTTTGACCATCTTATTGGACTTGCCCAATTTTGGGCGAAAAGTGGTCCGTCTTCTCAGAAGCTCTTTTTCTCGCCGAGTTCTCCATATTTTGGTCAGGCCTGTGAAATATCTTTCCGGCCATGCACGGGTCACGAATGTATGCCTCGGTCTACGTACCATAAAGATATCGGACATTTAATTTGTAACAAAAATGGGTTGGGGAATTTCCATCGACCAGGATGAGAACGGCTTTGTGTACTGTCATGACGCCGACTTCGAGACTGGTCCAGAGGACTACGAGGGCTACCCGCCTTGCAGCTATGACGCGATCTACGAGGGAGTCGAGGAACATCACCGAGAGATTGATTGGGCCCGGGATGAGCAGGGACTAGACGCGGCTCGTGCACAGGCATGGGAGGCGTTTGCCGAGGCAAAGGGGCGGTGGAACCGCTTAGACGACGCGGAGCAGTGGAAGATTCACGGGGAGTGGATGGCCACAAAACGCGCTGAAATTAAGGCGTGTGTGGTGGACAAGGAGGCGCGCAAGGCCAAGAACAAGGAAATGCGGGAGTTTGATCACCGACCTGTCGTGGAACTCGAGGACGAAATCAAGGATCTGGAAAAGAAGCTCAGTGAGAAGCGCGCAGAACACGCCAAGCTACGCGCACCCCTCACGAAACTCGAGGCCGAGTACGCAGAGATTACGCGACCGGACCAGACCAAGAAGGAACTCCAGGAACTCGTTGACCAGGAGAAGGAGTGGGCCCGTGGCCGTTAAATTCTCAACTAAAATTAATGAACTACGCGATAGTGCAGGGAACACCTGGTCAATGGGCAATTAATAATTCGGTAAAAAACACAATCTTCCAGTACGTGAAAAATATTATGGACCCGAATAACAGCCGGGCCCATTTCAATAGCTATTTTAAGAAGCGTGGCCGCAACTATATTGCTGTAAATGAAAAGGGACAAATATTGGGATTCGCCATCCTAGGTCCCAACAGATACACGGGGACAATGCGGCTCTATGTCATTGGGACGAAACCGGGACGAGGGATCGGAAGGGTACTGTTGTCTCAGATTGAAAACAATGCTCGTAACAGGGGTGTCCGTAAGGTGCGCATCGTAGATCCCGTTTTTAACGCCCGGTCCTTCTACTCGCACCTGGGATACACGAACGGTAAGCGCGTCCATGGGAACGCCACGATGTCCAAGAAGCTCAATACACGAAAATCGCCTTCTCGCCAGTCTCCAACGCGGCGCGCATCTTAGTCACTAGCTTCTGTACGGCGTCGCGCGGG